GTGGCGCTGGGGACGTGGATCGTGACCGTCGCGGCGCCGGTCGTGCTCAAAAAGCTGGCCGAGTGGGCGCTGGCGTTCGTGCAGTGGGTGGCGCCACTGATCCCGCCCATGCTCGTCGAGCTCGGGAAAATCCTGATTCGCCTGGGCGACTGGATCCTGACGGAAGCGCTGCCCGCCATCGTCAAGCAACTGGCGGAGTGGGGCGCGGCATTCGTGGGCTGGATCGCGACAGACGTCATCCCGAAGCTGCCCGGCGCCCTGGATGCGGTCGTGACGGCACTGGGCACGTTCATCACCGACACCGCGACCTGGCTCCTGACGGAAGCGGCGAAACTGGGCGCCTCGATCATCGACGGGATCATTAAGGGCATCAACGACCTGGCCGGGAAGGTCGGGTCGGCGCTGCGCGCCATGGTCACCAACGCCATGAAGAGCCTGCCGAGCATTCAGCTGCCGGGTATCAGCCTGCCGGGTGGTGGGGGCGCGGCGCCGGCCAGGTCGATGGCCATGCCCTATGTGTACACCCCGGCGCCAAATAGTGCGCTGGCGCGGGCGGGCATCGGCGCCCCGGTGCCGCAGTGGTCGCTGGGCGGCGGGCGTGGTGGCGCCGCGGCGGGCAACCGCCTGGATGTGTTCGTGCATGGCCCGAGCGACGTGAAGGTCAGCGGCGACGTTGCGCTCAGTGACGCCGCATTGGAGACAGCCGTGCGACCGATTCTGGACACCTTCGGCAGCGCGCTGGTCGGCGCCCTCGGCGACTCACTGCGCCGCTCGATGAGCTAACGGTACGAACAGGAGGCCAGGCATGACCACGACATCTGTTGCCCCAGCCCGTGCGGTTGTCGCCGAGGCGATCGGCGCCGGCCATCACCGGTCCGCCGACCTGATCGCCGCGACCGGGTTGCCCGAGCGCACGGTCCGAAACGCCCTGACCAGCGGTAAGGCCGCCGGCATCTTCCAGCACGATGTCGAGCAGGGCGTATGGACCCTGGCGCCGCCAGTCCCTCCAGCCCCATCCGTGGCCCTGGAGGCCTCCAGCAGCCCTCCAGGCGTGCCCAGTGCCCCCCAGTGGCTGGCACGCTGGCACCGGCTCTTCGACGCCGACGGACTGGCCCTGGCGCCGCTCATCGTCATCACGCCGGCGCTGGAGACAGCGGCTGCTCGCGTCGACCTGGCTGCCGGGCGCCGGGCAACCATCGCCGACGATATCGCCGCCACGGCCACGGAGCGGCAGGCCCTGGAGGTGCAGCACCAGGCCCTGTCCCAGGCTGGCGCCGACGATGCCGAGCTGAATGCCATCGACGCGGCCCTGGCCCCCCTGAACGTTCGAGCTGGTCGCCGAGCGGCGTCGCTGCCCCCAGCTATCCGCGCCCATGGCGCCGCCCTCCTGGCCTTCTCTAGCGCCCTGCGTGACGCGCTGGTGGCGGCGGCCGATGGGCACAAAGCACGGTTGGCCCCGACGGACGAGGCCTGGCGGCAACTGACGCAGCGCGTGCAGTCGCTCAGGACCGCCAACACCCGGCCGGGCACGCTGCACGACCTCGCCGACGCCGAGCAGCAGCGGGCGGCGCTGGGGCAGGCGCGCCAGGCCGACGTCGACGCCCTGGCCGTGCTGGACGTGGCCTGGTGGATGCTGCCGATGCACGTGCAGGAAGCCACGCGCCTGGCGACGCTGCCGGACTCGGCCGTCGCGAGCTGGGTGACGGCGTGTGAGAAGATGCCGGAGCAGGTAGCCGAGCTCGCCCAGGCGCGGCAGGCCGGCGCCGACACCCGCAAGCACGCCAAGCGGCTCGCCTGGACACGCGGCCTGCCGGTCGAGGCGGGTGCGGCGTGACCGGTACAAGGCGTACATCTGACGGCCAGCGACACTACCGGAAGGTGCCGACGGCCGAGCTGGTCGACGCCCTCGCGGCCCATCACGGGTTGATCGGTCCGGCGGCTGAGTCGCTGGGATGCGCGCCGCTCACCATTCGGCGCCGAGCGGCCGCCTCGCCGGCGATCGCGGCCGCGCTGGCCGAGGCACGAGAGCGGACGATCGACCTGGCCGAGCAACGGCTGTACGACGCCATCGACCGCGGCGAACTGCAGGCGGTCATGTTCGTCTTGAAGACGCTTGGCAAGGGGCGCGGCTACAGCGAGAAGCTGGAGCTCGTCACCGACGCGCGCCAGCACGCCGAGCGCATCGCCGCGGCCGAAGGCCTGGACGCGAACGAGTTGATCCGTGAAGCGGAGCGCATCGCCAATGGCCAGCGCTGACGTGCTGGCACTCGCGGCGGCGTGGCTGACGCTCCGCCGGCGCCGTCCGGCACTGGCCGACCCGCTGACGCTGCTGGCCGCGGCCGGGCTGGCAGCCGACCCCTGGCAGGCTGATGCACTAACCGACCCGGCGCCCCGGCTGCTGCTGAACTGTTCGCGGCAGGTTGGCAAGACGACGGCCGCCGCGGCGCTGGCCGTCTGGACAGCGCTCACGACGGCCGGCGCGCTGGTGCTGCTGCTCTCGCCCAGCCTGCGGCAGAGCAGCGAGGCGCTGCGCCGGTGCGCGACGCTCTACCACGCGCTGGCCGGCCAGGCGGCGCCCGAGGCGGAGTCGGCGCTGACATTGGCGCTGGCCAACGGCTCCCGGCTGGTCAGCCTGCCCGGCAGTGAGCAGACGATCCGGGGCATCTCGGCCGTCGACCTGCTGGTGATCGACGAAGCGGCCCGGGTGCCCGACGCGCTCTACTACAGCGTGCGACCGATGCTGGCCGTCAGCCAGGGGCGCCTGGTGGCGCTGTCGACGCCCTATGGCCGGCGGGGCTGGTGGTACGAGGCCTGGGCGCACGGCGGCCCGAGCTGGGAACGGGTGACGGCGACGGCCGAGCAGTGCCCGCGCATCACCGCCGCCTTCCTGGCTGAGGAGCGCGCGGCCCTGCCCGACGCCTGGTATCGCCAGGAGTACGAGGGCGCCTTCGTCGACAGCGCCGGCGCCGCCTTCACCGAGGAGCAGGTGCGCGGCGCCGTCGACTCGACGCTGCTGCCGTTGGCCGCTGGGAGGACGCTATGGTAAGCGGGCGCCTCGTCACGGATCTGAGGAACTTCCCACCGCCGCCGCCCATGGCGTACACGATCGGCGTCGACTTCGGCCAGGCGGTCGACTTCACCGCCGTCGCCGTCATCGAGGCGGACCGGCGCCAGGGACCATACGAGCGGGTCTACGCGCTGCGGCGCCTGGAGCGGGCGCCCCTGGGGACGAGCTATCCCGCCATCGTCGCCGGCATCGAGTCGTTGATGCGCGAGCCTGGGCTGGCGGACGCCGCGTTGATCTGCGACTACACCGGGGTGGGGCGGCCGGTGCTCGACCTGCTGCGGGCGGCCGGGCTGCGGCCGAAGGGGGTGACGATCACGGCCGGGCACACGGTCACGCGCGCCGGCGACGACTACACCGTGCCGAAGCTGGCGCTGATCAGCGGGTTGCAGGTCGTGCTGCAGAGCGGGCGGCTGAAGATCGCGGCCGGGCTGCCGCTGGCCGCGACGTTGACGCGCGAGCTGCTGGCCTTCCGGATGGAAATCCGGCTGGCCGGTGAGGCGCCGGGGGCTGCCCGCGAGCAGTCGCCGCTGCTGTGGCGGGCGGCCGAGCACGACGACCTGGTGCTGGCGACGGCGCTGGCCTGCTGGTGGGCGGCGCGTGGCGGGGGCGCCGCGGCGGCCTTCTGACGGGCTGCTAGACGCGCTGTGGCGTTCCCAGAGGCTATCCCGACCCCGCACGAGGCTGGAGGGGCCACTGGAGGCGCCGCCGACACCAGCGCCCGTGCTAGAACAGATGACCCGGCACAAATGTTCTAGCCTTCGGGCGGGGCACGGCTCGGGATCCTGGAGGCTTGCCGCGTGCGCCCGCATCGTCGACAATCAGCGGCGGCGGGCGGTGCGTGAACACCCCCGCCGCTGGCGCCGGTCGTTTGAGCGACCGCCGCGACGGGAGTGTATCCCGACCAGACGAGCTCGCGTACGCCTGGCCGCGGCATTGGCGCCGGCCTACCCGACGGAGGGACGGCCATGGACAGCATGATCCCCGGCTACATTGACGCGGAGACGGGCGACGCCCGCGTCTTTCTCCAGCTCAGCGACCGGGACCGGGCGCGGCACGACCGGACCGGTGCCTTCGTGGCCTGCCGGGTCGTGGGCAATTGCCTGGCGCCCCGCATCGAGGACGGCGACGTGGTGGTCGTCGACCAGGACCGGTCGTGGGCGCCGGGCGACCTGCTCGTGTTCCGACCGGTCGGTGCGCGCGGCCAGGTCAAGGAGCTCGTGTCGCACGCGGCGGGTGAGCTCACGCTGACCAGCAACGAGGGCACGTTCACGCTGCGCGACGCAGACGTCGCCATCATCGGCCGCGTGGTGGATCGGCTCCGATACCCCGACGGCCGGTGCGACGGCTGCGGCGCCTCCGAGCCGGGGCGCCGCACCTTCTTCCTCTGCGCTGCCTGCCGACGGGAGCGCATGGCCAGGGTTCCCAGTCCCTAGCTGGCCTGCTGGAGCCGATCGCCGGCGGTCCGCTGGCAGGTCCAGCAGCCGGCGGTGCTGAGCAGTTCGGGCGAGAGCAGGCTGTCCGTCCAGGCGGTGGCGCCGCACAGCGGGCAGGTCGTCTCCTGCGGTGGCAGGGCGTAGACCGGGCGGCGGCGGCGGCCCAGCTCGAGGTTGTTGGCGCGGGCCCGGTCCTGTCGTCCAGTGCTGTAGCGGATGGCCATCGTCGTGCTCCGGTTCGGTGGTGGGACTGGGCTCCGTGCCTGCTCCCTTCACTCATATATACGCTCCATCTTGGTTGATAGTTTCATTATGCGGTTGTCGATTGAAGGAATAGTACCCCTGGAGAGACTGAGGCGCGGGGTGTCCCGGCCGTGTCCCGGCGTGCTACGATGGCGGCATGACGAGTCCCGTGGTGATGCTGTGCGACCTGCCGCTCGACCAGGTGCGCCTGGACGATGCCGTGCTGCCGCGCGCGGTCGATCCCGACCTGCTGGCCAGCTATGCCGAGCGGCTGGAGGCGGGTGACGTCTTCCCGCCGATTCGCTGCGCCGAGTTGCCCGATGGCGCCCTGCTGCTGGTCGACGGGCGCCACCGGCTGGAGGCGTCCCGCTGGCTGGAGCGACCGACGATCGCGGCCGAGGTGGTCGACGCCGCGTCACGCCGGCAGGCCTACCTGATGGCGCTGGCGGCCAACCGGCGCCACGGGCGGCGCTTCTCCACCGGCGAGCTGCGCCGGGCCATCGAGCGGCTGCTGGCCGACGACGAGTGGCGGTGCTGGACCGATCGCGCCATCGCCGCGCTGCTGGGCTGCACCGGCGCCTATGTCGGCGAGGTCCGCCGCGCGGTCGGGGCAGTGGCGCCCGTGCGCCACTACACCAAGGCTAACGGGACCCGCGTGGCCATGACAGTGACTGGCCCAACGCAGCGGACCCGCACGATCGAGAGCGCCGTCGCCAACGGCGGGCTGGCGGGGAAGCGAGCGACGATCCTGGCCGGCAACCTGATCACGGGCGCCCTGACCGCGATCGAGATGCTGCTGCCGCTGTCGCCGGCGGCGCTGGCGGCGACCCTCGACGAGCACGGCCGCTGGGAGGAGGTGTGCGAGTCAACGCAGCGACTGGTGGGACTGGTGCAGGCGGCACGGCTGGTGGCAAAATGCCCCGTAAAACAGGGCTAAAACAGCCCGTGCGACGTATGCTGTAGTAGAGGAATTGAAGGGGCAGGCGCCGCGGGAACGGCCCTGCCCATGGCACGACAGGAGTTATCTGCCATGCAGAGTCAGTCTACAGGATCCACCGTCCGCGCCGCCGTCTATTGCCGCGTCAGCACGGATCGGCAAGAGCGGCAGGGCTTCTCGCTCGATGCCCAGGAGCGCATCTGCCGCGACCACTGCGCCACGCAGGGCTGGCAGGTCGTTGCCGTCGAGCAGGAAGCCGAGAGCGCCAAGGACTTCATCGACCGTCCCAAGCTGACACGGCTGCGCGACCTGATCCGCAACGGCCAGGCCGACCGCCTGGTCGTCACCGAGATCGACCGGCTGTCGCGCGAGCAAGCGCACCAGATGATCATGATCGACGAGCTCTCTCGCGCCGGCGCCGCGCTGGTGTGCGTGACCGAGCCGTTCGAGAACACGCCGGAGGGCAAGTTCATGCTCTCGGCGCGCGGCTTTGTCTCTGAAGTCGAGCGCATCAAGAAGAAGGAGCAGGCCGCCCGCGCCCGGCGCCAGCGCGCCGACATGGGCAAGCTGCATAACGACGGCGTCGACATGTACGGCTATCGGCGCAACAAGGCCACGCGGACGCGCGTCGTCTACGAGCCAGAGGCCGCGATCGTGCGCTGGATGTACGCGATGATCGTGGGCCACGGCTGGTCGTTGCGGCGCCTGGCCCACGACCTGAACCAGCGCGGCGTGCCGTCGCCCGGCGCTGGCAAGGTCGCTTACGCGACGGCCGATGCGGCACAGCCGCGTGTGCCACAGTGGGGGCAGAGCGGGCTGGGCCGGTTGCTGCGCCGCGCTGAGTATCGGGGCGAGTCCCATGCCTTCCAGTGGAAGGGCGGCGCCGACGGACACGCCCAGCGCCCGCGCGAGGACTGGATTCGGCTGCCAGATGACCTGACCCCGCCCATCGTCGATGCGGCGACCTGGCACCGGGCGCAGGAGTGCATCTCGGCGGGGATGACACGCGGCGCGATCGCCACCCGCAACGAGCGGCGCCCGAATCTGCTGCGCGGGCTGATTACCTGCACCTGCGGTCGGGCGATGAGTCCCGACCACGAGCATGGTCGGAAGCGCGTCTACCGCTGTTCCAGCAAGACCGTGCAGGGCGGGGCATGTGGCGCGAAGCGGGCGGTCGCTGACGTGCTGGAGCCGCGCGTCTGGTCGGCGCTGGTGCGGCGCCTGTCGGATCCGGCATTGATCGAGGCCGAGGATGACCGCTGGCGCGCGCGCCAGCCGGACGCGCTGCTGGAGTCGGCACTGGCCTCGGCGCGACGGGCACTGGCGACGATCGAACGCCAGCAGCACAAGGCGGTCCGTCTGCACCTGCTGGCCGGTGACGATGATGCGGACGGCGACGACGGGACGACCGAGGTGATCGGTCGCGAGCTGGCACGGCTGGGGCGGGAGCGCGCGGCCGCGGCGGCGGCGGTGGCCGACCTGGAGGCACGGGCGACGGCGGCGACGGTCGCGGCTGAACAGCGGGCGGCGCTGTGGACCTACTGTCAGGCGGTCCAGGGCGAACTGGACGGGCTCGACTTCGACGAGCGCCGGGCGTGGCTAGAGGCGTTCGACGTGCGGGTCGTCGCCAACGGGCCGGACTGGAGCGGAACGGCGCGGATTCGGCTGGGCGAGGTTGTCGTTCTGGGCACACCGGTAAAGCGCCGTGCCCACAACGCCAACAGCATGGCTGGCGCTGACTCGATCGTCGCCTTCGGCTTCGGCGCCGCGGCCGGTGACTGACCACCAGGCGAGTCGTTGTCCATGCATAGAAAGAGTGCGTCCCGCGCCGCTAGCACCGGCCGGGACGCGCGGCAAACACCACCTGCGGAGGTGTTCGCATGGACGGAACGTGCGGCGCGTGCCCTGGGGCGCTGCAGCATGGCTGGCAGCCGTATCTGAGCCTCTGCGCCGACTGTCGGCGCCGGTGGTCCAGGGTGGCGCGTCCGCTGCTGGACAGCGGGCGGGGCATGGTCTGGTTCCTGCCCGGGTATGGGCGCCTCCGGACAGACGGCCTGGTCGAGCGCGCCGAGCGGCTCGTTATCCCGCGACGGGGCGCGATGCCGTGGCTTGTCCCCGGCCATGACCCGTGGTGGGAGTTCGTCTGGCCGGCGCCGATCATGGTCAGTCGCTGGTCGCACTGGCCACAGCGGCCCGCAGGCGGCGCGACATGGCGGGACGATGAGAGCGGCGCCTGGTTCCGGTCACCGCCACGGACGGTCGGCTATCCTGCCGGCCGTCGTCGGCGCATCAGTCAGGACCAGGCGCGGCGAAAGGGCCAAGCACGCGCGATGTACGTGTCTGGGAAAGGACCGACGGCGATCTACATTGCGCTCGGCGTGGCGCCGTCGACACTGTATTACTGGATCGACTCTGAGGGCTGGCAGCGCCAAGAAGCGTAGCCTCGCACCAATCTGATATTGCTGGATTTGGTTGGAATATCGGTCTGCTACCGTGTCACTCAGGACAACACTCTGAGTACTCGGAGGGCAGCCGATGAACGCCACGGCCGAACGCATTCGTGAGCCAGCGACCGCCACCATTACCGTCGAGGAGGCCGCGCGCCTCCTTGGCATCGGACGGCAGACCGCCTACCGCGCCGTCTGGAGTGGCCAGATCCCGGCGATCCGCTTGGGCACGCGCTGGGTCATTCCGCGCGCGGGGCTGGAGCGACTGCTCGCCGGCGACGGACAACCACGCCGATGACCGCCCACGGCAGCCAGGCAGGCCGGGATTGGTCCGCACTCCGCATCATGCAGGACCGACTCTGGGATCGGCTCCTGGAGCGCGTGAACGCCAGGCTGGCCGGCGCGACGGATGCCGACACATCGACCGGTGGTGGCGTCGGGACACCACTCGCCCTACCACCCGACGCTGGTGTGCCAAATCAGCAAAGCGGCCAGCCCAACGCCGCCGGCGACCAGGCGCGCGCACCACCTGCCGATCCCGAGCATGACCAGGCGCCCGGCGGCTGAGACCGGCGCCCGATCCGTCACGAAAGGACAACCCCAATGGCTATGGTAGCACCCGTGATCCCCGAAACCAAACGCGACTCCGTGTGCGTGGTCTGCCGGGTGGCACCGGCAGTCGTTGAGCGGCGCACGCTGCCGCTGTGTGCGGCGTGTAACACGGCGATCGGTGACTCGCTCCACTTCCTCGTCCGACATCTCAAGGACCTGGAGGCCGAGTTCGCGAACGGCAGCGACTTCGAGCAGGTCGCCGAGGCGCTCGATCTCCTGAACGAGTGCCGCTACGACCTGGGACAGGGCTGCCGGGAGCGGTGGGACGCCACCGACCGGGAGTCGCCTGGTCCGCGGCTCTACGTGTTTGTCGACGATCTCATCCAGTGCGCCTGGCGCGAGGAGTCGGTCGCCGAATTGCTCGCCACGATGGACAGGGCGGACACGACATGGGCCGCGAAGATCGCCGCCATGAAGGCCGCCAGCTAGGCACGACGGTGGCCCTCGTCCGACTGGGGCGAGGGCTGCCCATGAGGAGAAGAACATGACCATGTCCATCGTACCGCCCGTCACGATGCCCAGGCTGCGCCTGCCGGAGTTCGGCGCGGACGACCTGGCGGCGCTGCTGGCCGACGTTCTGGCACGGCTGGACCAGCTCGTCGCGAACCATCCCGACCGCGACGAGCCGCAGTTCACCATCCCGCACCAGACGAGCCGCTACCAGCATGAACAGCTCGAAGTGGAAGTGGGCGACGTGGCCGAGGATGTGTGGCAGTTGAGCTATCGCGACGGCTACCACACCGCGCTCCAGGTCGCGGTCAGCCGCGCTCGCGACGGCGATACGCTGCTGTGGGCGGGCAACTACGGCTGGCTCGGCTACACCATCGGCGACCACACGCCGGAGGACACACCCAGGGCGCTAGCCGTCGCCGCGCTCTGGCTGGAAGCACTGCGCTACCGCCTCTATCACTGGCACGCCGCGTAGACGCGGGCGCCCGGCCAGATGCAGCCCGGCCGGGCGCCTGGAAGGAACGATCGCCATGCATTCTATCCCGTTTCACCTGCGGCCACGGGCAGCCATGGTCGCCCAGCGCGACCGCTGGAAGGCCCGTGGCGAGGGCATCTATCCGTTGCCAGGCATCATGGTTGCGACCGATGTCGCGCGCTACTGGAATTGGGATCTGCCCGACCTGTACCTGGCAGAGCTGCGGCGCGAGCAGGCCCGGCTCCTCATGCGGCTGGCGGTTGACCCTTCCGGCCAGGGCGAGCGCTGGTTGTTCGCTCGACTCGACGCCGTGGCGGCCGAGCTGGCCAGGCGTCGGCGAGTCGGGACCGATGTCCCACCGACTCCAGCCCGGCCGACCACGCCACCCCAGCCACTCCCGAGCGCCCCGCGGGTGAAGTTTGTCTGGAAGGATTGAGCATGGAGCGCGGCGCTGTGCCCGCCTTTTCCCGGCCGAAGACGGCGGCCGACCTGTTGGCGCGCGAGTTCTTGCCGCCGCGCTATGCGGTCGAGGGACTGATCGTCGAGGGGTTGTCGCTGCTGGTTGGCAAGCCGAAGCTGGGCAAGAGCTGGCTCGGCCTGGCCATGTCGGTCGCGGTGGCCGCCGGCGGCTACGTCCTCGGCACCCTGCGGGCCGAACAGGGGGAGGCGTTGTATCTTGCCCTGGAAGACGGTGACCGGCGCCTCCAGGGCCGCCTGCGCGCCGTGCTGGGTGACGCCGGGGCGCCGGCCGGCTGGCACTACGTCACGGCCTGGCCCACGCTCGACGAGGGTGGCATCGAGATGCTTCAGGAGTGGCTGACGGCGCATCCGCAGTGCCGCCTCGTCGTCATCGACACCTTCAAGCGCGTCCGGCCAAAAGAGCGGGGCAACCTCAGTGCCTATGGCCAGGACTACGACGCGCTGGTGCCGCTGGCGGATCTCGCGCGGGCCTACCGGCTGGCCCTCGTCGCTGTCCACCACACGCGCAAGGCGGCTGCCGACGACGTGCTCGACACGGTGAACGGCTCGACCGGCCTGGCCGCCGCGGCTGACGCCGTGCTTGTCCTCCAGCGGGCGCGCGGGCAGGTCGAGGCGACGCTGAGCGTCACCGGGCGCGACATTGAGGAGCGCGAGCTGGCGCTGCGCTTCGACCCCACGCTGATGGCCTGGACCCTTGTCGGCGACGCCGAGGTGCTGCGCCGCGAACGCGAAGACGCTGGCCGGCGGGCTGACGACGACTGGCTGCGCGCGGCGCTCGCCGACGGCCCGCGCTGGTCGGTCGAGCTGCTGGAGGCGGCGAAGGCGGTCCCCATCGGCCGGAACCGCCTGTTCGAGGCCAAGGAGCGCATTGGCGCACGCGCCGTCAAGGACGGCCGCAACCGGTGGCAGTGGGTGCTGGAAGTGGTTGAAGCGTTTGATGTGGTTGAACCGTTTAAGGCGATTCCGGGGGATTCGGGCGGTTTGATCGCCGGAATCGCCTTAAACGGTTCAAACGCTTCAACCACATCAAACGGTACAGACGCATCCGAGCCGCTCGACCAGGCGCCGATCCTGGGCCACGACCCGGCATTGCTGCGCTGCGACGACTGTGGCGTGCGTGGTGACGTGGCCCGGCTGTACGACGGTGGCGATGGGCGCCGCCGCTGCCACGCGCACGCGCTGCTAGCGCCTGGTACACTCAGCGCGCTGGTTGCCGGGACAGGGGTGGCGCCGTGACCAACGTGCCGGGTGAGCGGTCACGCGGGCCACCAGGACGACGTGCTCCAGCCCTGAACACGACGACGCCGGCCGGCGACACCATTTCCGGAGCCACCGCCGACCGGCGCCACCAGCAGGAGGATAGCACGAATGACCGACCCGACCGCTGACGACGAGCTCTTCGGCCGCATCGACGACGCGCCTCCAGCCCCGTGCGGCTGGTGCGGGGCGCTGACAACAACCGCCATCGTCGCCGTGTGGGCGGAGCTGCGCCAGCCACTGGCCTGGGCCTGTCCAGGCTGCATCACGCCGTTCCTCACCGCCTATAGCATGCACGTCGACATGCCCCTCGACACCATCGACCCCGCCCTGCACGACTGGTACCGCGCCGTGGAGCGGTCCTTCTGGGTGCCACGGTTCTGGGCAGCCATCAAGGAGTGGGAGGTGACGACGGGCGTGCGTGTCGAGTCGGCCGAGCAGGCGAAGGCGATCGCCCGGCTGCGCGTGCTCGGCCCTGGCCCACCTGACGATCGGTAAGGCCAATACTGCCGGCCTGTAGTATCGTGATGATCGATCGATGAGCCTGGAGGAGGCGCCATGTCGGATCTCGGAGATGCCAAGGCTACGATTTCGATCGACGTCAGTGGCATCACGCAGGGCGTCGCCGCGGCGTCGCGCTCGATGGAGTCGCTCGACAAGTCATTCGTGAGCGTCGGCCAGGCCGCCGCCAAGCTCGGTCCGGCCATGACGGCCCCGCTGGGCAAGATCGGCGGCATGCTGGGCGATATCGCAAAGAACGCGGCGTCCTTTGCGATCGGAGCCGGCATCACGCAGCTGCCCGGGCTCATGATGGACTTCGCCGCCGCGGCCGTCGCTGATGAGAAGGCCAGCGCCCGCCTCCAGCAGACCTTGACGAACCTCGGTGGTGACTTCGACGCGCTCAACAAGCAAGCCGCTGCTGCCATCGACGCGGGCCAGAAGCTCGCCTTCTCAGATGACGACGTGCGCGACAGCTTCCAGAGCCTGGCGACCGCCACCGGCAGCGGCGAGGAGGCCTTCAAGCGACAGAAGATCGCGATGGACCTGGCCAGGGGCGCCGGCATCCCATTAGGCGCCGCCTCGAAGATGCTGGGCAAGGTCACCAGCGAGAATGTCGAGGCCTTCAAGCGCTTGGGCATCACCATCGGCGAGGGCGCCAGCGAGGCCGAAGCCCTGGCGGCCGTCCAGGCGAAGTTCGCCGGCCAGGCCGATGCCTACGCCAACAGCACCGCCGGCCAGTTCGAGCAGGCGCAGTTGGCCATGGGCGAGATCCAGGAGAGCATTGGCAGCGCGCTGCTGCCGGTGCTGGCCAAGGTGGGCACGCTGCTGGCCGACAACCTGCCAGCCATCCAGGCCTTTGTGGGCACCCTGGCCAACGGCGTCGCCGGCCAGGTGCTGCCGGCGCTCGACAAGGTCGGCGCGGCGCTCCAGACGGTGTTCGGGCCAGTCCTGGCCGTCCTGCCCGACCTCGGCGCGGCGTTCTCCCAGGCCTTCAGCTTCTTCACCACCGGCGCGGGCGATATTGAGAAGTTCCGCGGCGTCTTGAACGCGGTGGTCGGGCCGGAGGTCACGCAGGCCGTCATGGAGGTGTTCACCAACCTCTCTGGCTTCTTCCGTGACACCGTCGGGCCGATGTTGACGGGACTGACGGAGGCCTGGAAGAAGGTCTTCGCCGGCGACCTGCCCGGCGCGCTCTCGCAGTTCACCACCACCATGGCGACCTACGCCAGCACGCTGGTGAGCTCGCTGGCCGAGTGGGCGCGGCGCTTCATCGAGTGGGTGGCGCCCATGATCCCACCGATGCTGGAAGAACTGGGAAAGGTGCTGGTGGCGCTGGGGACGTGGATCGTGACCGTCGCGGCGCCGGTCGTGCTCAAAAAGCTGGCCGAGTGGGCGCTGGCGTTCGTGCAGTGGGTGGCGCCACTGATCCCGCCCATGCTCGTCGAGCTC